CTACCCCATCCAATAACCTTAACATAAAATCAAAACCCAAATCCGTTCTCCGCAGAACACTTACCATAGAAAGAGCAATACTTTGAACAAGTTGGTGCGTAAAATTTTGGTTCAAAATTCTTTTCCTCGTAAGCCTTAATCAATTTAGCAATAGAATTCTTTAAAGAAGTCATGCTAGTTTTAATAATAGGCTCAACATAAAAATGGTCTGCCGCAGGATAATACCAACCCCAATGACTTACTTCCATTTTAGAGTTAAGTCCATATTTTTCTAAAACTTCTACTGGGCAACTCTCTAACATTAGTTGATAGAAAGCCATTTCTTTTCTCATACCAGAAACTTTACTATCAGACCAATTACCAGTCTTTAATTCAAAAGGTATTAGATTACCATTCTCGATAAATATTCTATCAATGATACCTTGTAATCTAACAGTATAATTCTTCTTTAGAGGATATTTCTTACTGAAATTTTTAGGTATAATTATTTCAGCATCAAACAGTCCTTCATTCACAATAGGTAGGTATTCATGAGTTTTACCTTCACCTCTTGCCTCTAGGAATCTTTGTGCTTCAAAGGATGCTATTGTCATATACATTTCAGCATACTCATCTACAGGAAATAGACTAGAACAATAATCTATCAGTTCTTCTGCTTCCATAGTTTCTGCCTTCTTAATATCAAACTCATTAAAGAATTCTTCTCTAGCATTGTGAACTATAGTTCCTTTTCTCATTGCTTCTGTTTGGTCTTGTGGTAATCTTTCTATGTAAGAAAACTCATACTTCTTAGGACACCATTCGTATGACATCAAAGAAGATTTAGTAATCTTCAAGATAGGTTCTCCATCTTCTCCATAGGTATCAACATTCCACTGATAGCCCATTTCTTTCATTTCATCTATTATTTCTTCATATGTTTTATTCATTTTTTTCATCTCCTTGTGATTTGTGGCTCCTACAATATTTACTACCATTATTGTAGTCATTCCAAGCGTTACATTTTTTCCCTGCGTGGGTTATGCCTTGACATCTAAAACCTTCGGGTCTTATATCTGAGTTGTAGCACTTATGGCAGAATGCTATGTAGTTATCTCCTTTTTCCTTCCATCTACTATATCTAACGGTAACATAGTTTGGGCAATTGTAGCACTTAACTCTAGGCATTAGAACCACTCATCCAATCCCGTTTGTATTGTTCCTAATTTTATATTTTTAGAATCCCATCCCATAGCATCAAATACAGGTTGAGCCTTCTTAATTACCGATTCAGCATAATGTTCCCAATCAGGTTCTACATCTTCAAAATAGTTTAATGATGGTGCTGAATAGTATTTAGCATATCTAGTTTCTTTAGTAACAGGATGAATATATTTAGTATTCTTGTTCCTAGTTCTAACAAAGAAATATGAATCAACCCCTTGCTTTGTAAAATCAAACTCACCGCTTTGTTGCCCTGCTATAATTCCTTCAATACCTTGACCTATTGAGATAGATTTATACTCTCCATCTTTTCTTTTTCCAGATGAAAAGTTCTTTACAGGATTCATACAGGGTTTAGAAATATATCCTCCAATTGATATATCTTTATCCTTAAAGGTTCCATCACAAACTTCTGGTAAATTATGTAAGGAGTATTTCTTCTTGCACTTTGGGCAACTAATTTTGAATCTCTCCTCTTTCAATCTACTTCTTTTTATGACATCTCTCTTATCTGTTTTACCCGATAAAACTTCAACATATTTGTTGTGTAATTCTTTTACAATGTAATTTTGGCTTTTACCTTCTACCCACATATTCAAAACATCTATTTGAACACCTTTTGATAAAGTAGTTTCACTAACTCTTTTTGCCGTGAAACCTGTCATGGTAAATTTGGGCTTATCTAACCATACTCCATCATCCCAAGATACTAATCCTGCGTTTCTGTTTTTAGTAGCACCGACACCCAATGCTGAATAATATTTCTCAAACTCCAACACAACGGGATGTTGTTCAAGTCCGAGAACATTCGGGAACTTCTTTCTAACTTCATTTTCTATCTCCTTGATTACCTTTTGTGCTTTTTCTACACTACCTATTTGAACATAAATAGAATCAGTATGCCCATAAACTACTTTCATTTTATTTCCTCCAATAAAATAGAATCTATCATTTTTCTATTCAAATCAATATCGTGTTTCATCGAAACTAATCTGATTAGAATATAAGTGAAATACCCTACTATTGTAAATTTCCATATAGTATCTATCATCTTAACCCCCCCTCAATGGTGGAAGTTGCTATGAAAGTTAGGCGTAGTGTTATCATTGCTATCGAACTTTCTCTTATCATTTTCAAATTCAGTATCAGCCATTAACTTAGTGAACTGTATTTGTTCTACAATCTTTTCAGGTTCTACAATATAGGCTTCATTAATTTCTGTTAAGAAATCAATTCTTCTAACTGCTGAGTTTCTAATACCTGTGCAATTACCCATGTCGTCTTTTACTATAGTAAACT